ATTCTAAATTGTGAGCCTTGATTATCTGTGCCACCTTGCTAGGGGCTAACTTAGGGGCACGCTTACGCTTAACCCCTACTCTCACCGCTTTACCGCTTACTGTGTCGGATAATCTCCAACTAGGTGAGCCTAAGCCGTGTTTAAGTATTCCCCTATTAGGTGATTTAGATAATTGGATTACCATATTATCCCCTAATCCGATTAAGTAAGTAGTGAGTAAGTGGCTAAGAGCCCCGACAGCGCACCCGCCATCATAACAAGGGGGCGAACTCACCCACCTACTTACTACTCACTTAATCTATATTTAGTTATCGGGTAGATTATAGCACACTCTAAGAGATAGCGCAACTATATTATACCCTAGCGTGTCGCCTAGTTATGAACTAGGATTACCCCCTACTAGGGGCGACACTATCCAACTTTATCGCAATAATTGACTAGACTTACTGCCTATAAGGCGGGTCTGCTTAGTGGCAGGTATCCAATCCTCACGGGCTAATCCTAGTTTATCACTAAATGCTAGAACTCTCTCTAAGCGGTCTAATCGCTTTAAGTCTAGTTCTGCTCTTAGTTCTATCTCTAAGGCTTTACTCATATTCACCCCCTTATTTAGTTATATGCCTAACCTAGTATAGAACTAGGCATAAGTCAAACACCCCTAAGCGTGTTGGTGGTGTGAATTGTATCACACTATAAATACCTATAACCCTAAAGTATAGGGTGAGAGTTCTATCTCTAGGCTTATATCATACTGCCCCCTATCTGTCAAGTCTAAGGGTTAGGGAGATAGTTAGCAGTAGAGTTTAGTTATTTGAGTTTTAATATATCTCTCAGTTAGTTCTCAGGTATCAAGTAGAGGTTCAGGGTAGGAAAATATCTAAATCGGTAAGTAGATATGTCGACAAATCGACAAAACTTTGACCCAGACTTGTTTAATTTTCGTGCGAGTATATATATATGTCTTAGGTAATAACTTTATGTTAGGTGGCCTAAAGTAAGTATAATATACTACCCTCTAAAAATATATCACCCTAAGTTGTTCGCTTTTCAGTTTTTCACAGGTTATCTATATATGTAATATAAATTATTATATAGGGAGTTGTCTCCCTTTAATTCCGACAACTCCTATTATATATATTATTAATTATTATATATTATAGTGGGGATACTATGCCGTTAAACGGCTACCGTTAGATTAGTCTTAGGGGCGTTAAATGGCAAAGCAGAACCTTACCAAGGAAGAGGCCCAACAGAGGGTACTCATCCAACTCAAGCAGGGACAAACCATCAAGATGGCGATGGAGTCGGTTAACCGTTCCGAGGCCGCTTTCCGCCAATGGACCCTTACCGAGCCAAGTTTCAAGGCAGAGGCTGACAAGGCCAGGCTAGAAGCCAAGGGTGTCAAAACAGATTTAGCAGAACTTAAAGATATATCCTTTGAGGATTTCTCCCAAGAGTTCTTAGATACAAGACTCTTCCCCCACCACCTTGACTGGGTGGATTTGGTTGAGGGTAAAGAGCCTAGGTGGTTACACCCATCTATGACCTACGAGCAAGCAGCAAGCAATCGTATCTTAATTAACGTGCCACCTGAGCACGCCAAGTCAACTGTAATTACAATCAACTACGTTACCTATCGTTTAGCGGTAGACCCTAACGTTAGAATCATCATAGTTTCAAAAACCCAGGGTATGGCCCGAAAGTTCCTTTCAGCCATCAAGACCCGCCTTAGCCACCCTAACTGGACTAAACTACAGGTAGCCTTCGGCCCACAAGGTGGATACAAAGCAGACTCCAACACTTGGTCTGCTGATATGATTTACTTGGGTACTGGTAGAGATTCTGGCGAGAAGGACCCTACTGTACAAGCATTGGGATTCGGGTCACAGATTTACGGTGCAAGAGCCGACCTGATTATCCTTGACGATGTGGTGATGAATGCAAACGCCCATGAGTGGGAGAAGCAAATTGAATGGCTTCAAAAAGAAGTCATCACCCGTTTGGGTCGACACGGAAAACTACTTATAGTAGGAACCCGTGTCGCACCTATTGACCTTTATAAGATGATGAGAGACCCTGGTCAGTGGACTGGTGGTAAATCTCCATTCACCTACTTTAGCCAACCAGCAGTCTTAGAGTTTGATGAGAAGCCTCTTAACTGGAAAACCTTGTGGCCAAAGACTGACAGGCCTGAGGGTGAACAAGATGAGGCGGACAAAGATGGATTATATACAAAGTGGGATGGACCCTCGCTATTTACTAGAAGGTCTGAAGTCGCTCCGTCAGTATGGGCGCTTGTCTACCAACAAGAAGATGTTATGGAAGACTCCATCTTCGCACCTACCGCAGTCGCAGGATGCGTCAATGGTATGCGAAAGAGGGGACCACTCAAGGCTGGAGTACCTGGCCATCCAAAACACATTGATGGCTCTTATACCGTTATCGGCCTCGACCCCGCTATGGCAGGAGCAACAGGAGCAGTAGTAATAACCTACAATCGTTCTGATGGCAAAATCTATGTATTAGATTGCGTCAACATGACCGACACAACTCCACAAAGAATTAGAGACCTTATCGAAGAATGGGTTATCAAATACAAACCCCAAGAGATAAGAATTGAAATTAACGCCCACCAGAAGGCTTACGCCTTAGATGATGACTTACGCAACTGGTTGGCACAATATGGCTGTACCCTAAACTCTCACTTCACAGGTAAGAACAAATGGGATACTGGCTTTGGTGTAGCATCTATGGCTACCCTATTCGGGACTATAAGAGATTCTCGTTTCCAGGATAATAACCTAATTGAACTTCCTTCTAATGAAGGCTCTGAGGGCTTGAAGTCCTTAGTACAGCAATTGATTACCTGGAAACCTGATACCAAAAACCCAACAGACTGTGTTATGGCATTATGGTTTGCCGTTATCAAAGTTCGTGAACTTATGCAAAAATCATCATACGCTACTAAGTTTGCTAATAACCGTTGGGCAACTAGAGCGCAAAAAGATAAACGGTACGGAATTAACTTAGACGATGCCTTTGCAGAGCAATGGGCTGAAACATACAGTTAGGATATAAATGGCTTTATCAATAGACCAGATTGCATCACGGGTTCAATCACTTCAGTATCGTGCATCAGAACGTGATGCCCGTGCAGGTGATGTGCTTGCTGTGCGTCAAGGCAAAATCTCAGAAGTCTATCCTGACTTTTTTCCAGAGGGTGTAGATACAAATGTCGTTGCAAATTTTATTGACATTGTTGCTAGGGACTTATCGGAGGTTATGGCACCTCTTCCAGCGGTTAACTGTTCATCCGCTAGCCAGGTTAATGACCGTGCTCGTAAGTTTGCTGATAATCGTACTCGCATTGCTTCTAATTATTTTAATCATTCCGATTTACAAGTTCATATGTATACGGGGGCGGACCACTATATAACATACGGATTCCTGCCATTCGTAATTGAATTGGATCAGGAAGCAAAACTGCCTCGCATCCGCCTAGAAAACCCAAGGATGGCTTATCCTGAATTTGATCGCTATGGACGATGCATTGCATTTGCAAAGCGATACACACTTACACTTGGTGAGTTAGTAGCACAGTTTCCAGAGTACGAAAGCCAATTACTTGGCCCATCTGGATTCAAACAAGATATCAATAACTTAGTTGAAATTATCCGTTACTATGACAAAGACCAATCTGTTGTATACATACCATCTAGACAAAATTTAGTTTTGTCTCAAGCCAAGAATCCTCTTGGTAAGATGATGGTTGTAGTGGCTAAGCGTCCAACCGTTGATGGTGAGATGCGTGGACAATTTGATGATGTATTAGGAATTCAATTACTTCGTAACCGATTTGCTATGTTGGCTATGGAGGCTGCAGAGAAATCTGTACAGGCTCCTATTGTACTTCCTCAAGATGTACAAGAGTTGCAACTTGGTGGAGATGCGGTTATCCGTACATCTAATCCAGCAGGTGTTCGTCGTGTGGAACTTACTCTACCACAAGGTGCATTTACTGAACAACAATTATTAAATCAAGAGTTACGCGTCGGTGCTCGTTATCCAGAGGGACGTACTGGTAACATCGACGCTTCCATTGTTACTGGTCAAGGTGTACAGGCTCTTATGGGCGCCTTTGATACCCAAGTTAAATCAGCGCAAGCAATCTTTGCTACAGCACTTCGTGATGTTATTAGCCTTTGCTTTGAAGTTGATGAGATGTTTTTTGATGAAATTAAAACAATTCGCGGCGTAGATGCTGGTTCTCCATATGCATTAGAGTATAAACCAAGCAAAGACATCAAGAAAGATTATTCTGCTGATGTTCGTTATGGTATGCTTGCTGGTCTTAATCCAGCACAAGGTCTTATCTTTATGCTACAGGCTCTTGGAGGCAAGTTAATCTCCAAGGATATGGCAATGAGAGAGTTACCATTCAATGTTAATGTCACACAAGAGCAAGAAAAAATTGAAGTTGAAGATATGCGTAATGCTCTTATCGGTTCACTTCAGGCTTACACACAAGCAATTCCACAAATGGCTGCTGCTGGACAAGATCCTTCAGATATTGTTAGAAAGATTGCTGATGTCATTAAGTCACGACAAAAGGGACAAGCAATAGAGGATGCAATCGAAGAGATATTCGCGCCTCAAGCGCAACAAGTTCCTCCTGCTGGCGCACAATCTCAGGTTGAGCAAACGTCCCCTGCTCCCGCTGCTGCCCCAGTAGGAGGTCCTACACCAGAACAAGGTATGGCAGAGTTGCCACCAGCAGAACAAGCACCAGATATTCAAAGTCTTTTATCTAGCCTAACATCAGGTGGAGAAGCAA